GGATCGGGCTGCCCCTGAAAGCGTTTAATAATATCTGCGCGTTTGGTGGCGGACACCTTACCGTAAATCGTATCTACCGTATATTTTTTGGCAAGTAGCTTCTCTTGTAGCAGCTCGAGGGTATTGGTGTATGGCACGAACACGAGCACTTTATTAGCTGTGCTGTCGATAACTTCTAACAACACTTTGAACCGTTCGCTGATGTCGAGCTCAACCGTGGCCCTGTCATCGGAGTACACCGCGCCGCAACTCACCTGCAATAGTTTCTGCATACCCACCGCTGCGTTCACTGCACTGATGGTTTCACCTGCGGCTTGTGCGGCCATATTCTTTCGCAACTGCTCGTAGAGTTTTAATTGCTGCTTGGTGAGCGGCACGTCTCGAGTGGTGTAGATAATATCTGGTAGGTCTAAACAGTCATCCTTGGTAAAGCGTATCGCAGGTTGCAGTAGCCGGTTCACCGTATCAATGGCATTGAGTTTCGGTAGCCACTTGAACGTGGTTACTTTAGCCATCACCGAGTCACGGTACACCCCGAACGATCGAGGCGCAGTTGTAGGGTGCATCATTTTCACCAACCCATATGCGTCTAGTGGGGACTGCGAGGCCGGGGTACCTGTAGCCATCCACAGCCATGTGTCAGGGCGCACTAATTTATTGATTGCCTTCCATCGGTTAGTGGTCGCGGTCTTCACGTAGTTCGCCTCGTCAATAATAATAAGGTCAAACCCCCCGTCCATTAGCTCCTTCTGCACGATCTCGATACCATCAAAGTTGATGATGACAAACTCTGCGGTCTGTGCGATAACGGCTTTCCGTTGCTCCCGTGTGCCGTGGGCCACATCAACACTGCGGTGCATCGCACCATGAAACAGATCATCCACCCATGCGGCTCGCATGACCGACACCGGACATATAACCAGTATCCGTTTGATCTGCTTTAGGCGCAGTAAGTAGTCGGCTGCCCAGATCATGCTAAGCGTTTTGCCCGTGCCGGGATCGTTAAACACGTACGCCCTACGATGCAGCGTTAGAAACGCAGCGGTATGTTTTTGATGCGCAAAGGGCTCTCGGTTGCCTGTCCACTTGTACTTAGCGATGATGGGGGATGGCACGTTCTTGATACGTAGATTCTTAAGCACCTGCGCCTCTTCGATCCCCCAATGCACCAACACGTTACTGCTACCATCGGCGTTCTGTGATAGCACTTGGCTCTTGGGTATGCACTCCAACACACGCTGCGGGCTGCGCAGTTTGAGCTTAAGCGCTTTGTTATCAATGATCTCCATCTCGTCTCCAAATAGACTACCGCTCCAAAGTGGTCTTTGAAGTTTAGGTAGGCCCCCGATAAAGCACGGGTTTTAAGCTGCGAAGCCTGCCAAGGAACGTCACTTAAGGTCGCTAACACCGGTACCTACTGATTTAGAGACTGCTTACTGCGCAATCCCTAAAGCGCTAGGCACTTACTTCTTTGGTGAGTTACGCTTCACCGATCCATCTGAGTTGCGGCTAAACGATTTGTTTTTATTCCCTGCAACCACACGCAGGTTTGACTTACTGTTTGCGCCACCCTTTGATATAGGTTTCTTATGATCTACATCATTGCCGTCACCCTTAGCCACCCGACCCTCACGAGCTAACTCTCGACGGGCTGCGTTGCGTTTGGCACGGTTTTTTTTCTGATCGTCTTTGCCTTGATAGGCGTCGTACTCTTGACGATAATCTCGTTTACTGGTTGCCATGATATTCCTTTAAGCCTTATACTTTTTCATTATCTTGTTCTCTTAGGTGCCCAGTGTTGACATGACACCACAGGGCACCACCCCTTACATAGCCCAGAGGGTGATGCGTTCCAAACCCCATGCTCAAACGCGCCTTCTAACCTTGCGACATCAGGTAGCCAATCCATCCACATCTTACTCGCATCATCAGCGCGATACTGCGTTGGCATCATTTTATCCTCAGGGCAAAACAACAGCCCTGCCTTAACCTTCGTGATGTTTGGGAACAACTTAAACACCGCTAGCGACATCAATTGCAACTGGCTCAAATCTGCGTTCTTTGACTTGCCAAACTTATAATCAATCATACGGGCGGTACCGGAGTCTTCGTTTATCACCAGCAAATCAATAGCCCCACGCAACCAAACGTCCTTAGCAAAAAACCCGCAGGGTTCCATGTCCTTGGTAAGCCCGAACTTATACTCACAGTGCTTGTCGCCCTTCAAATTCTTTAGTGTATCTAACTGGCGACGCATGAACTCGTACTTGCCCGGCAGGGCTTTGCCCTCAGAGATATACAGTTCAGCCGCTTTGTGGGCGTCGACACCGTACAGCATGATCTCTGAGAGGGACTCCTTAACGTCCTTCACAACTTTAAGGTGGTAGTACTTTTTGGGGCATGATTGAAACGTCTTAAGCGCCGAGTACGACCATGCTACGTTAGGCATACTAATCCTTGTGTTTATCTAAATCCCTGACGTGCGTCATTGCGAGTACAGTTAATCTTAATTCTACCATCGCCTTAGTACCTAGCGCTACTGCTGTATCATAGTCGCCGGTTAAAAACGCATTGCGCATATTCGCAATCATTTGCTTGGTGTTGATTAGGTATAGCGCGTAATCCGTGTCGTAGCTGTTCATTGTTAACAATCCGCAAGAGTGGGGCCAAACCCTGCTTCCGCGTCTAGCGGTATGCCGGGCATCCAAGTGGGGGCGATTCGCATTTGTGCAAGGACAAAGTCCACAGCCGCAGGTTCCTCCCCAACCTTCGCAAGAATATACAATGCGTCATGCACCGTCAATAGGGTATGGTACCGACGGTTTATAGGTAGCATCTGCTCAGCCATAACACACCGAGCTAAACTCTGCACAAGCCCTTGAAAAAACTTGGCGCCATACAAATACTCACGACCCTTGCGGGTGTGGTACGTCCACTTCTTCTTACCGTCCTCGGAAATCTGTTTGAGATCTGGGTACCGTAAATACAACCCAGACGGCAGTAGGCACCCCTGACGCCCTTGAACCTTCACCACCCCCATATGCCCATAGCTCCGGCTTTTACCGTGCAGTATCTGACGCAAACAATGTTCGCCATCGTCCCACGTAGACTTAACCTTGGCGTACTGTGTGCGGTACAGATCCACAATACGTTTAGACTCACCTTCCCCGATGTCTGTGCCCGAGCCGGTCTTAATCGCCATACGCAACTTACCCGCACCGACACCATAAATCAAGGACAATTGCGATGTCTTCCCAATAAACCTTTGCTCTTTGGTTACCTCATCGTAAGGTACCTCGAACACCTTAGACGCGAAGTCCTTGTATAGATCCTTACCCGCAGCCAACTGCTCGAGCTTATCCGTCTGCCCCGCCAACCACAACCCCACACGTAACTCGATGTTCGATAAGTCCGCACCGACAATACTGTAGCCCTCTGGGGCTTTGATCGCTTGCTTAAGTGTCACCTGACCACGGCTAGGTAGGTTCTGCATATTCACCGAGTCCATGCCTGACCAGCGAAACGTCCTAGCCCCTGCGTACTTTAACGGTATCGGGAACCTTCCCCGTGTAGCCATATCAATAAACCGTTCTGTGCGGGTCTCTTCCAACGTGGTCTTCACACCTAACCTTGCTGCAACCACCGCTTGCACCCTAGGGTCCTCATGCTCTTGCAGTGCCCTAAACCCATCATCGGTTTTCGCAAAAGCCCACGCTCGTTTACCTGTAGTAGCGCTAATCTTGGTCGGGGGTTCTACGTGCAGTGTCATCAGTAACCCAGCGAACTGCTCGTTAGAGCGCAATAACTTCTGTACCTCGTCGTTCTCCTCACCATCCATCAGCACCGATGCGGCTAGGGCGGGTTTACCAATTGCGGTCAATGTGTTAACTAAGTGTTGGCGCTTGGTGTCACGCACCTCTTGTAAGTGCTTCTTCAACAGCGTTGTATCTAACTCCAGCATTGGTTGAGTGAACATACGCAAGGTCATGTCAATGAGCTTCATCTCGACTAGTGGAAACCCGTCGCTCATCATCCGGTGGTATATGTAGTGCGTTAACTCCACATCGTTTCTGCAGTACTCACCATACCTAGCAAGATCATCAGGCGCGAAGTCTAGGCGGCGTTTGCCCAAGGCTTGAATAACCTCGGTACCCTTTTCTCCTGCCCCATACACTTTAGCTAAATTAGCCAACGACACACTCACGTCTACCCCGAGCGCAGCCCTTCCCATGCACATTGTGTCGAGCATACGCTTAGGGTGAATACCAAAAACGAATGATAGTATCCCTGCATCAAAGATCGTATTCTGCGCAAGCAACGCACTCTTAGCCCAGTCATACTCCCCCAATGCCCGTGCGATCTGCTCGTGGTCTCCGGTGTGCCATGTCGTAGGACCGTCGTTAACTTTTGCGGCAAACCCAATCACTTCAAAGCGTGGGTCACGTATGTACGCCTCAGTGGTCATCTTACGTAATGAGTACTCTTTGTCATACAGCGTCTCAAAATCCAACGTGACTAAATCCATTACAAACTCTCCAGTAGCTTGGCTACGTCATCCAAATTGTCTTCGTTCACTACAATCACACGGGCACCAGATTCATTGATGCGGCGTATCTCTCGTTCTTGCAGCATAGTGGGTTTGCCGTTGCCCGCCTTGCACTCTATGGCATAGAACTTACCCTTGTAACTACCCACAATATCTGGCACTCCCCTAGCGGCGTAAGGCCCACCAATCGGCATGAAATAGTACGCACCGTGGGCATCTAGGGTCTTTTTAACTTTGACTTTTACTTTTGCTTCGGGTGTCATCGCCATTACGTGTTTCCTTGCAGGGGCCTGAACCGTGCGTAGTTTATGCGAAAACAGCGTTTGGATCGCAGGGTTATGTGGGCTGCCCCTGTGGTGCCATACATCGTGGATACCAAGTGCGTACGAAATGACGGTAAGTCCATATCTAACATACTGCAGTACGACCGACAAGCCTCGTTGTCTTTAAACAAAAACCGCAACGCATCGAGAGCTACCTCGGTAATCCGGGCACCTTTTTTGCTATTCGTTGGGCGGTCGCAACAGTCAGTAACCGCCTTCGCAATAATCGCTGCGAGTAGCCGCTGCTCCGGGACGAAATCTGTGGTAGTTAGTAGACCTGTATTCATTATCTCTCCTCGCATCGTTCGATTAAGGCCGCGTAGCCACAAATGTCCACAACTGAATCATGATGGTTTGGGTCATTGGCTAGTCGTGCACCTTTCAACAATACCATCATCACGCAAACATCTTGAGCGTTCAACTCCCTGCCCCCGACTGAATTCAAGTAAGCGTTCCACATAGCAGCGATGGTCTTCAGGTTCTTAGATGGGTGTCCATAGGTCTTTTCCCTATCGCCATAAATGATTGCCTGCGCCTCTTTGAGCACGGACTTATCCCCGTTAGCTGTGTCGAACTTATCCCTAATCAAATCTTTCAGTATCTGGGGCTGTTGCCTGCTAATATTTTTTGCCGCCCGTGCGCGTAACTCCCCGCCTAGCATATCTACGTTATCCATATTGCCCTCCATTTATTTATCTTTGCCATCTGGTTTGGCATTATCAACACAAAAATTTAACTTGTCTATTTCTTTTTGTAGAGCCTCACGCATACTTATAAACAACGGCACGGAGCTGTCTTCTATAACTTTTGGGGTTTCATGCATTACTACGTGCATATCAATCACTTCGTCTATTAAGCTAGTAAGTGTAGTTTTATATGTAATCCTATCGTCACCGTCGGTTAGGTCTGCCGTCCAATATATAGTCATCGGGTCGTCTGGGCGCGGGTTCCCGACACCGTCATCATCCGACCACATACATGGTAGATAAAAACTTACGTTTGCCTCGTCACTAATAAGATCATGTATTGTGTAGTCCATAATGTATTCTGGTGGGTGGCCTACTAAAACCGCCCAAGGATCGTTATCCATATTGCCCTCCGCTGATGTGGTTCAAGTATTGTCGGTTTACTTCGTATTGCTGTGCCGCGTCACGTATAGGTACAAAATGTGCTGCTATTTCTTTAGAGTGTTTTGCTCTCGCCTCCCGATCCAGAGCCTCCCTCAGCGCTTTAACCGCTACCCGTTTAACCTGCTCAGCATGGGTGGCAGGGCGTTTAGGTTTTGGTCTTCGGACGTCACGTTTGTTACCAACACTGTATCTAGGAGCCCTGCCATTGCCCGCTGTTTTCTCCCAAGCACTGACGTAAATAAGTTTTAGACCACGCATCCCTTTTATTACCGTGTGTATCGTGCATTTAGTCAGTGCTGTTTGTGCAGCAATATCCGACACCGTGATGTTAGGGTGAGTAGACAGTGTTAGGGCTATTAGTTTGGGTGCTTTGTACCCGCTCTCTAGATAATCCGTCATGCTTTTGAGTATGGGTCGCTTACCCGCAGTGCGTCCTTGTTGCATCACTTCTCTCCTTGTTGTGCATCCATAACGCCACGGATAAACCCCATCTCAAATGCCTTACGTAAGGTGAAGATACCCAGTTCAATCTGTGGCGTGTTGTCGATGAACTCTTGAGCATACTCTCCAGCGCGTTGTTGCGCTAAGGTAAATAATTTGTCGCGATTCTGTCGCTCGATGTCGCGCCACGCTTCCTCTTCTGGCGTTACTTGTAGGTACGGGTTAGGTCGTTGATTCATTTAGCTTCTCCCTTGCCATAAATTCCAATACTTGCGATCTGCTTATATTCCCTAAATTGACCACTGCTAGCAGGTAACTGCTAGAGCATCTAAGTAATTGTCCCACCGTTTCGATACCGTCTCCAATCAAAGCGTTTCTTGCGCGTACAGATAACTCCAAACAATCACTTATGTGTTTGTCATACGATATATTAAGTAAATCCTTTCCCTTAACCATTACCTCCGCAATGTGCCATGCGTTCGCCGTCATACGAGATGGCCCCACATCCTGAATTTCACGTCTAGTTTCTGAGTTGGACATCATTCCTTGCATGGCGAGTCCTGCGTAGTAGTCCATTAAAGTCATGTTCTTCGGTAATTCCATTTCTCTCTCCTCGGTTGTTGTGTAAACATTTTGCCCCTTCGCCAGTACTTCCAGCAGTAGGGCTTGGTCTTGTAGCCTCGCACATCAATCTGTCCGTGCTTAGGGTTCTTCTTAAACACCCGTAATGCGTGTTCCTTGGTGCGGCAGACAGTGAAAGTAGTGGATCCACCCCCATCTCTGAAATGCTTCACACGATCAAGTGTTACGTAATACACCGTCCTTCGCCAAAGCATGTTAGCTCCTAGTCGTTTCCGCACAGGGGGTTTGGTTGTTGTCTTGGGACATGTTCCTTCTCCTTTACCCACAAGATAGGCGGGTGTGTCTTTTCATACTCAGCAACCAGCATAGCCAGTGTCCACATCTCTTCTGTTTCAAAGGTCTCTAGCCACCGTGAAAAGCGCTCCCAGTC